TCGATGAAGCCTACATCGTGCGGTGCTCAATGCGCGACGTGAAGCACATCAGCGCCGAAACCATCGCCGATCTCGAGCGCCGCACACCACCCTTCCTGCGCCAAGCCCGCATCGACGGCATCCCATCCCTTGGTTCAGGTGCCATCTACCCAGTTGCTCAAAGCGAGTATGTAGTAGATGACTTCGCCATTCCTGCCCACTACCCTCGCCTGTACGGGATGGACGTTGGTGGAAAAACCGCCGCAGTTTGGCTTGCACAGAACCCCGACACCAAGCAGTGGTTCGCCTACAACGAGTACTACAAGGAGCGCGAGGAACCGTCCATCCACGCCACCGCCATCAAGTCACGGGGCGACTGGATACCTGGGGCCATCGACCCCGCTGCGCGTGGTCGTTCTCAAATAGACGGCAAGCAGTTGATGCAGCTGTTCAACGACCAAGGTCTGTCCCTTTCCGACGCCCTCAACGCGGTCGAGGCAGGGCTCTACACTGTGTGGGAACTGCTTAGCACCGATCAACTGAAGGTCTTCAAGTCCTGCGTCCGCCTTCTTCAAGAGATGCGGACCTACTCTCGTGATGAGAAGGGACACGTCATCAAGAAGAACGACCACCTGTGCTTCATCGGAGAGACGCCCATCTGGACAAAAAAGGACGGCCTTGTTCCCATTCAAGAACTAGTCGGGAAAACTGGACAGGTGCTCTCAACTGACGGCTACCAGCCCTTTGAGAACGTGGCACTCACTCGAAGGAACGCTCCTGTTGTCACGGTCGTGTTTGAGGACGGGGAGGTCACCTGCACCCCTGACCACCAGTTTCTGACGACCTGCGGTTGGGTGGAGGCAAAGGACCTAAAGGACACCAAGGTGAGGAGGCCTAACCAACCACCCACCCTCTGCCTGGAGGTAAGGGAGGAAGGACGTACTTCTGACGTCTTCTGCCTTTCCGTTCCCACCACTCGAGCACTCACCGTTGGGCCCGGTGTCATTGCCCACAACTGCGACGCCCTGCGCTACGCCGTCATGACGCGCGACATCGCTACCACCCAACGCCACCAGAGCGTAGCACCACTTGCCGGCGCCTTCATCCAACCCATTCGAATGTGAGGACCCCCATCATGACCGCCGCCCACAAAACCCTTCTCACCGAAGCCCTTGAAAACTTCAACCTTGCGCAGCAGGCATACGCTGAAACCCGCCGCCAGGCGCGCGATGACCTACGGTTCGTAGCAGGAGAGCAGTCGCCTCCCGGACTGGATACTTTCTACAAGGTGAACCTACTTCACCCATTCCTGCGGCAGATAACCGCACAGGCACGAGAGGCGCCCCCGTCCATTGAGGTAGTGCCAATCGGTGCAGATGACCTCAACCTTGCCGGCATTTACGAGGGTCTCATCCGCTCCATCGAGCAGAAGTGCGACGCCACCACCGCCTATCAGACAGCGCTGTGGTATGCCGCCGCAAGTGGAGAGGGTTATCTGCTGCTTGACACCGAGTATGTGACCCCCGACGGTTTTGACCAGGAGATAACCATCGCCGCGGCACAGAACCCTGAGAAGGTGTTCCTCGACCCTAACCACACGCTCATCGATGGGTGCGATGCCGAGTGGGGGTTCATTGTGGAGGACATGGGGCACGCTGAATTCAGGCGGCGCTTCCCGAAGTCAGCACTTGCCAAGCGCCTTACTGGCACCAAGGGATGGCAAGTGCTGAACCTGCCGGGTGCCTGGATTTCCGACAAGACCGTGCGCGTCGCCCGCTACTATGTCAAGACCTACGAGGAGCAGACGCTGTTCCGCTACCTCGACCCGCTCACCCTTGAAGAGGTCACCGCCGCCGAGCCACAAGAGGACAGAGTGCTGCTGCAGAAACGCAAGTCGTACAATTGCATCATCAAGGCATACGTCCTGACAGCGTATGAGGTGCTGGATGAAACCGTCTGGCCAGGCAAGTATCTGCCCATCATCAAGGTCACTGGAGACTCCTACATCGTGGGTGACAAGCGCATTCAGCACGGCGCCGTCCGCTTCGCCAAGGATCCACAGAAGCAGTTCAACTTCCACCTGACTCGAAAGACTGAACTCATTGACCTCATCCCCAAGGTTCCCTTCGTCGCCGCCAATGGACAGGTCGTCGATAACCCAAGCGACTGGGCAAACGCTCACCGTCAGGCAGTGGGCACCCTTACCTACAAGCCCATCACCCTCGAAGGGCAGTTGGTGCCACCACCTTCACGCCCTGCAGGCATCGATGCCGCCGCCTTTACCGCCATCAGCACAGCGCAGAATGACGCCCTCGAGCACCTTAAGCTAGTGTTTGGCATGCACGGCAACCCAGCGATGGACGCGCACCTCAACGAGGCATCAGGTGTAGCACTAGCTCAGCGTGCTGACACGGCGGGCAAATCAGTTTATCAGTACTACGACAACCTGCTTGCCTCTTTGCGGTGCTTGGGGCGGCAGCTAGTGGAAATCATTCCCATCATCTACGACACTGACCGCATCGTGCGCATCGTGAAGCCCGACCAAAGCGAGCAGCTGGTCGCCATCAACAGCGTGTCCAACAACAAGCGCTACGACCTGTCTCGCGGCACCTACGATGTCGTCGTCAAGACGGGACCTGCTTTTGCTTCACGCCGAGAGAAGTCGCTCCAAGCAGCAACCTCAGTGCTGCCACTACTGCCTGAAAACCAGCGCGCCCTGGTGTCCGACCAAATACTGCGCCTGGTGGATGACCAAACTACTCGGGCGATGGCAGACCGCATCAAGGCAAGCCAACCACCCGAGGTTCTTGCAGCAAGTGGTGAAGACATCCAGGAAGACATGGCGCCCGCCGAAATGGTGATAGAGCTTCAGCAGCAGTTGGCAGCAACTGCCCAGCAGCTGAAGATGCTTGAGATGCAGAAACAAGAACTTGAAATCAAAGTCAAGTTGGCAGAAGACAAGACGGCGCTGGAGCTGGTGAAGCACGACGCCGAGATAACACACAAGATGCGCGCCCTCGAGCACGAGGATGAAGTTGCCGAACTGGAGGGCCGCCTGAAAATGAAGGAGATGGAGTTAGCCGAGAAGCAACTCGCTCTGAAGGAACGCGAGCTTGAAATACAAGCGGCGCTGGCGGCCAACAAGGTCGTCGATGGGATGAGACCCATCAAGGACGTCAACATTCCATCAGGTGAAGACATTGGTGGAAAACTTTGACCCTGTATAAATAGAACTGCGCTACCACTGAACAGTGCAGGGCGCCTTTTAGGAGAGACCTAATGAACACAGCAACCGCTACCACCGAAGAGGTGTTGGGCACAAAAAATGAAGAGGTTCAGGCTGACAAGGACCTCACTCCACCAGCTGTAGTGGAGCAGCCAAGTGAAGACGCTGAGCCAACAGACAAGAAAGTTCAGCAAGGAGAGGAGCTGACCGGGTTTGCAAAGCGGGTGCAGCGACTTGAAAAACAGATGGCCGAACAGTATGCCTTGCAGCTAAACGCCGCAAAGGCAGAAGCGGAATACTGGAAACAACAAGCCGCCGCTACTAAACAACCGCAAGAGGAAGCAAAAACTCGGTTAGACTTCGCGACAGACGATGACTGGATTGAGTACCGCCTTAGGGCAGAACGCGAACGACTGCTACAGGAAGCTCAAGCCGCCGCACAGCAGACCCTTCAGGTAGAGCGTGTTGTTAGCACATATCAACAACGCGTCAATGAAGCCAAGAAGGAGTTCCCAGACTGGGAAGCGGTCTTCAACTCGGCAGCCGCCGCTGGAGCCACCCTACCTGAGGACACCGTCAACTTCTGCCTTGAGAGCGATGCAGGCGCCCGGATTGCCTATCACCTTGCAAAGAACGAGAGCGAGTATCAAGCCATCATGGCGATGTCTCCGGTCCGTCGGATTGCGTATCTTGGAAAGTTAGAGGACAAGCTTTCAAAGAAGCCAGCGGCACCCACTCCTCAGGTGTCGAAAGCTCCGCCCAAGCTTGCAGATGTGAAGACTGGCGGTACCACTCGCCAACCAGCCACCGGCTTTGATCGCTTCGCGAGTAAGCAGGCGTGGAGAGAGTGGAGAGCTGCCAACAAACGCTAACACACTTCATTAGGTGGGCAACAAGCCCCCTTGAAAGGACCCTATCATGTCGAACGAACTTCTAGTCATAGGTGACATGGCAGCAGAAGCTGAAATGTCCCTGTCAAACGCCCTTGGTTTCACCAAGACAGTAAACCGCTCTTACGACTCCCGTTTCGCCCGCACTGGCGCGAAGATTGGTTCAGTCGCCAACGCCCGCCTGCCCGCGCAGTTCCGCTTCTCTGAAGGTCTGGACATCGACGTGCAAGCCCTCAACGATGCCTCACGTCCTGTCGTTCTTAACAAGAACTACCAGGTGTCTTGGTCAATGGACCGTGCTGAAGCGTACCTGTCAATTGATGAGATGAGCTCCCGCTACATCCGTCCTGCAATGCTTTCAATGGCGGCACACATTGACTCAGACGGACGCAAGCTTGCCAACCGCTACACCTTCAACACCGTTGGCACCGCCGGTGGCAGCTACTCCAGCAAGGACACCTACGCTGACCTGCTCATCTCCGCTCGTGAGAAGATTGTTGAGAGCCTTGGCCCAACGGACGAGACCTTCAACATGGTTGCAGGCACTCGCTTCGTCGGCGACGGCTTCAAGTACTTCGGTCTGACGACCTTCAATCCAACCGGAACGATGGGTGATGCAGTCACGAAGGGTAAGATTGGCGGCATCGAAATTGCTGGTTTCAAAATCATGGAGCAGCAAAACCTCGCCAAGTACACCACGGGTGTCTACTCTGGCACGCCTGCTGTCAATGGAGCCAACCAGTCCGGTTCAGTGCTCAACACTGACGGATGGGGTGGTTCAACGACGCTGGATGTTGGCACTGTATTCACCATCACTGGTGTTGAAGCTGTCAACCCACAGACGAAGCAAAGTCTAGGTGTTCTACAGCAGTTCGTAGTTACTGCCAAGAACGCCGCTGGTGCAACTCAAGCCCTGCAAATCGAACCAGCAATCGTTGGGCCAGGTGAGCAGCGCCAGAATGTCTCTGCTCTACCAGCAGACAACGCTGCTCTGACCGTGCTTGGTGCTTCAAACCTGACACCACAGAACTTTGCTCTCGGCTATCACGAGCTGGCATTCACTTTCGCCAACGCTGACTACACCGGTGCTGAAGGTGACCCAACTGGTGCCATCGCTGAAGGCACCGCAATGCAGCGCATCCTGCTTGATGACCTCAACCTGTCGATGACAATGACCAGCCAGTTCGACATACGCTCGAACAAAATCCTGGTTCGTTGCGACTTGCTTGGAGGTTGGGCGCCCATCTACCCACAGCTTGCAGTCAAGGCACTGTACTAAGCACACCAGTTGTTGAAAGGAACACATCATGAGCATCAATACAGTAACGGGCGGAGGCCCAGTCGAAATCAGCACCGCACAAGTCCAGTTTGTGGGGCCTGAGACTCAAGTCGCAAGCGCAAACGGCAAGGTCGGTTTCTTCGGCACTACTCCCATCGTTGAGCAGACTATTGCTGCTGCTGCAACCGACGCTGCTACCACGCAAGCGCTTGCAAACAGCATTCGCACCATTCTGCTGGCGTATGGTCTTGTCAAGGCCTAACTTAAGCTGTCGACTACTGCACCCCCCAACCGGGACAAGTGGAGTAGTCGTTTGTTGAAAAAAGCAACAGACCCGGGGCTGCCTTGTCATTCGACATAGCAGCCCCATCTGGTTTCAGCAAACAAGAGTAGGAACGCACTATGACCACGCTACGCAAGCTAATGACGGGTTCAATGCGCCTCATCCGAGTAGTGGGGGCGAACGAAGAACCCACCGCTGAGGACATGCAGATAACGCAGGACGCGATGCGGGGACTGCTTGACAGCTTGGGCACTGACCTACTGAACATCTACACCATCCAACCTTACCGCTTCCTCTTGACACCAGGCGCCGCCAGCTACAAGCTGGGACCTGCTGTTGACCCTAACACCAACGAACTCACAGGTGCCAACTGGATCATCGACCGCCCCATGCGCATTGAGAAGGCGGTGCTGCTTCAGCAGGCAAGTGTCAGCGTGCCTACTCTGCCGGGACCACCTCCTCCACCTCCTCCACCACCTCCACCTCCTCCACCTCCACCACCTCCACCACCTCCACCACCACCTCCTCCACCACAAGTGACGTCCACTATCCAGGTCATCTCGGCGGAAAACATTCCATTTGAGCGATGGAGCACCTACGAACTCTGGGCTATTGCCGTGGGAGGGGCGCCCGGTTTTTACTCGCACAGCGAAACCTGGCAACCTACAACAAACGGCACGCCCATCAACTCGACCACCGTCACCATCTCGCCGGCGGGTCAGGTGCTTGGAGCGACTGTCTTTGCTGATCCCCTCGGTCCAGGTCGTGCGTGGGAAGTTGTCTTTACCAACTCCGGAACGGGCAACCGACTTCACGCCGGCAACTTTATCTCCACGAATACATTCAATGACTTGGGATACGCCGGCGACGACTCTACAAGCTGGTATAACTCGGATGGAACCATCGACGATGCGGACGGCCCCTCTATTTCTGCAAGCCCCTGGAGCGACGGCGACGTCATTGGCATTGTGTGGGCGGGTACCTTCACTGGTTACTTCCTGAATGGTGTCTTTCAAGGGCAGGTCTACAACTTGGGCGCAGGTGAGCCCTCTCAGGTATTTGCAGGAGTCAGACCAGCATGAGCATCATCATCAACACTAACTGGGGCATCGTTCCCGTCTCAGTCACCGTCGAGAACTCCGAGGTCAGCACCATCAACAACTGGGACTTTGGTGATGGCACTGTCAAGGGCGGGCAAGTACAGACTCACAACTACGGGCGCCCTGGCACCTACACCATCACGCTCACGAGTGATGGCGGAACAGAACAGACGACCGTCACCGTCGCCCCACAGTATGACATTGGCTTCACACCCACCACTCTCAGCATTCCGCTGCGCAAGGTGGATGATGACGACTACAGCTCCATTGGAATACGTGGCCTGACGAGCACCTATCCCACCGTGTGGTATGACGACGGCGACTTTCCGCTGCGCAACATCTACTTCTGGCCAGTGCCTGCACAAGCCTGGGCTGTTGAACTTTGGCTGTGGGAACCGCTCGACCAAAGCGTTGACCTGGATGCTGAACTAAACCTGCCCCCGGGTTACGAGCGCTACCTGCGCTACAAGCTAGCAGCGGAAATAGCGGCTGAGTTCGGTAAAGAGGTGCCGCCTCTGGTGATGCAGAACCTACAGGAAGCCGAGAACAACATAAAGCGCATCAACCAACAGACACCTCTTGCCCACCCCAGCAACCATGCTATTGGTGCATCAGGACGCCCAGTTGGGCGCAACGTAGGTGTCATCGACAGTGTTGCCTTCCGCTCTGGCGGATGGTTGACGCGCTGAGGTAGAATATGGAAGTCCTCAAGAAGGCGTCCTTTCCGTTTATCGCGGGGTCCTATGTCGCCCGCTCACCCATCTTCGACTGTCAGCGCACTATCAACCTCTACCCTGAGGTCAGCTCCATTGGTGCCGGCAAGAACGGAGAAGTGGCGGCGCTCTACAGCTGCCCGGGTCTGAGACGAGTGCAGACACTCGGACTTGGGCCAACTCGAGGAGCTCACCTCACCGCCAACAACCTCGGGTTCTTGGTGTCAGGCAACCAGGTTTTCCAGTTGGCATCAGCAGAAGGCATTCCCGTCACCGTAAGTGGAAACCTGCTCACGTCCGCAGGACCTGTGTCAATCGCCGACAACGGCACCCACGTCCTGCTTGTCGATGGCGAGTATGGCTACACCATCGACTTGAACGACCCTTCTCCCGTCCTGACGCAGATAAATGACCCAAACTTCTTCGCCGCCAACAGCGTTGACTACCTGGGTGGCTACTTCATTCTAGACAAGAAGGGGACCTCGAACTTCTTCATCAGCGACATTGACAGCATCGACTTCCCGCCGCTGAATGAAAGCTCCGCGCTTGCCTCAACCGATGATGTCATTTCCGTCAAGGTGCTTAACAATCAACTGTTCATCTTCGGCTCCCGGACCATTGAGGTCTGGGCACTGACAGGTGCAAGCGCCTCAGCACCGTTCGAACGGCAAACCGCATTCAACACCGGCATCTCATCTCACGCCAGCCTGGTGCTTCTCGCCAACACCACCCTCTGGCTTGGCGCCAATGAGCAGGGTGATGGCATCGTGTTCAGCATGGAGAACAACAGCCCAACACGGGTCTCCACACACGCCATTGAGCACCTGCTGCAGCGCCAGGGTGACCTGAGTTCCTGCACCGCCTATGGCTACCAGGAGGATGGGCACTACTTCTATCATCTCAACGTTCCGTCGGCAAACACTACATATGTTTATGACTTGAGCAGCAAGCTGTGGTTTGAACGGCAGTCAACGCACGACGACGGTTCTCAGCGGCGACACTTCGGAGAAAGGCACATCTTCTTGAACGGCAAGCACATCACTGGCGACTACCGCAACGGAAATGTGTATGTGTATGACTACGAGACATACACTGATGACGGGGCTGTCTTGCGCCGGCGTCGCATCACACCCCACTTGTCAGAGGGAGTGCAGTTAGTCTTCCCATCTACGCTGCAGGTGGATATTCAGACAGGTGTAGGCACCGCCACTCTCAACCCCAGGTTGGCGTTGAAGGTTTCAAAGGACGGTGGGCAGACCTACGGGAACCCCATCTACGGAACAATGGGCAAGGTTGGACAGTACCGTCACCGCGCCCGATGGCAGCGACTACCATACGGGCGCGACTTAGTGTTTGACATCTGGTGCGACGACCCCGTCAATGTAGTGTTTCTGTCAGCTTGGTTAAATGCAGAGGTCGGGTCCGCCTGACCACGAAGGAGTAAGAGAAAATGGATCCAGTCACACTTGCCGCAATGGGAGGTTCTGCCTTAAGTGGGTTGTTGGGCAGCATCTCCGCCCGTCGAGCAGCGCAGCAGCAAGCAGAAGCCCAACGGCAGGCAGCGCAGCTCCAACTACAGGGGGTCCGAGAGGGCAACGCACTGGTTGGCGACCTATATCAAAGTGGTCTCAACGTACAGGCACCACAGCTTCGAGCGGGGCAGCAGGCACTCAGCGCCCTCATGTCGGGCATAGGACTTGGTCCACTGCAGATGCAGATGCGTAACCGCTCGGGCGACGTTGGTGGAGGAGGAGGCGGCGGTTCCCTCGGCGGCGGCTACCTTGACGCCTCAGGGCGACCCTACACAGGCCCAGTCACCACAAACGCCGCTGGACAACCGGTTGATGCCGCAGGACAACCACTCATCGCTCGACAAGCCTTCGACGCAGGCGCCATTGACCAAGCAATGGCAGATGCTGCAGCAAATCCCTACGCTGGAGCCTTCTTGGAGAGATTTACAGGACAGGACATCTACCGCGACCCATCCTACCAGTTCCGCCTAAGTGAAGGCGAGCGACTACTGCGCGCCCGTCAGGCAGCAGGTGGGAACCGCTGGGGTAGCCAGGCAATGAAGGACATCACCAACTACGCACAAGATGCGGCAAGTCAAGAGTTCGGTAATGCCTATGCCCGGTTCCAAGAGCAGAAGCAGAAGCTGTATGACCGCCTGAGTGGTTTGGCAGGACTTGCCTCCAGCACCGCCACAAACGCCGCCGCCCAGGGCAGCGCGGCAGGTGGTACGCTGTCAGGCAACATTCAGACAGGCTATCGTGGCGCATCAGGCAACCTCGCTGGTGTTGGTGATGCCTTGGCAGGCGGCACGATGGGTTCAACCAACGCGTTGGTAGGTGGCATCAACCAGGCCGCTAACACCTGGCTGGCACGTGACTACTTCAATCGCATCAACCAGCAACTGCCGCGTCACCCAACTGACATCACCACTGCCGGTGGGCCGTGATGGTGATGCTGACCAAGCAACCGCAAGAGAGGTAAAAGCAAATGCAGCCAATAGGACTACAGTTCAAGCCCACGACGATGCTGGACCCAATGGGTGCCGTCCAGCAGGGGGTGCAGCTTGGCAAAATGGGATTGGAAGTCCAAACAATCGCCCAGGACCTCCGCCAAAAGTTCATCGCCGAGCAAGAGGCCAAGCGCGCCCTTGGAATGAAGCAGTTTGAGGACAACGCTCGCCGCACGCTCGCCGACCTGCTATCACGACACACCAAGCAGGACGCCAACGGCAAGATGGTGACTGACTACGATGCAGCGTTGGCCGAAGGGCGTACAATGGGACTTGACCCGACCTACCTGGCAGAGATAGAGGCAAAGAAGATAGCCAATGAGAGCGCCTCTCTCAAGACGGGCGCTGAGCGCGGCAAGTATCTCAGCGACTTTCTCACCGACACGGCAACTCAGTTGCGCTCCTTTAGACGCCCTGACGGCACCGTTGATGAGGAGGGTGGCAAGAGGTTTCTTGAACAAAAGGTCCAGACCTTCTCTCGGGCAACGCGCCTACCACTTGATGAGGTTCGTGCGGCGGCGGAGGCACAGTTTGGCGCTGGCATACCTGGCGCTAGTCTCGTAAGGAACGCCACCGCCATCGCTGATGCGATTGCCATCAGCCCACAGCAGGAGCGTGAAAACATTGCTGCTGGTCTTTCACCTGGCGACCTTGACGCGAAGGGGCCCACTTCCACCGCTGCACGACAGTTCCTTGCGCAGTCTGGCATCAACGTTCCTGCCAATATGAACCTGCCGCAGATGAGGCAGCACCCACTGTATGGTCCAAAGATCAAAGAGTGGGAACTTCGCGTACAGAGCACCGTCCCAAGTGCGGAAACCCGCGCTGGGCAAATTGCGGAAGCCGCAGAATTAGACGCAAAGCGCAAGACCCTCAACACTGCCCTGAAATTGGAATCGCAGCTCAGACAGGTGATAGGCACTAGGGTTGGCTCAATGGCGCAGGAAGCCGTCAACAAATGGCTGACGCAAAGTGGCAAGAGAGCGGTAGCTCAGGCCGCCTTGGACCTCGTGAATAAGGAATTGGGAACCAACTTGACGATTGCTGACTTGGGCAACGAGGCCACTTTCGCCCGCATCAGAGCCTACGAGGGGGAATTACGTGCCAAGCAGACAGCTGCTGCCGATGTAGCGGCAACTAGTAACCTCCAAAGAACTGCGGAGACCCAGGTACCAAAGGAAGTTCAGAAAGAGCGTGATAGGAACCGCGTCGGTATTCTTCGTCAAGAGTATGACAAGACGGTAGAACTACTTCGCGCCAGACCAAACGACCGTTCATTGCAGGTAGACCTTGACAGCATTGCGCGGCAACTGGCAGCGGAGAAGGTAAAAGTGCCCGGGTCCTCTGATGTGCTGAGAAGCTTCAAGGAACCTCCCAAGCCACGCGCCGAGAAGGTAATCTTTGTGATGAAGGGCAGACCTGACATAGTCATTGGTGAAGCTGAAAGAGGCAGCGCAAAGTACGAAAGAATGAAGGCCGATAGCCGACTGGAGATCAAGCGATGAGCCTACGCACCCTTCTTGAAGCCCTACGCGGCTACGGTGAAGGCGCCACCCTTGGCGCCATCAAGTACCCCCAGGCAGCGCTGATGACAGTTGTCAACAATGAACCCTATCGAGACAACCTCGCTGAGATTGAGCGACAGCGACGTGAACTTGAATCAAGCCCTGCCTACCAGGTCGCCCGCGTCGGCGGCGGCTTTGTACCTGCTATTGCATCAGGCGGTGGGTCCCTTGGTGTGGTTGCTGCTAAGCAGGCGGCGCAGGGGGCAGTAAGCGGCTTTACCGCAAATGAGGGAATGGACAATGTTCTGCGAGACACGGGACTGGGCGGTGCAGTTGGCGGAGGGTTCGGTTTGCTTGGCGGAGGTGTTCAGGCACTGGGCAACTTCTCACGCCGACAACTCAGCAAGAACCCGAACGTCATTGCTGCAGCAAGTCAAGAACTTCAAGAGAGGGCGATGCGTGATATGGGGTCTGTGCTGGCTGACCCCAAGGCTGCTGCCATCTACAATGGGTTCAAGGACGGCACACTCAAACTTCCCAAGCCTACCAAGCGCTCAGAGCAACTGACAGGTGAAGAGAGGTGGGCGTATGAGACCGCTCGCCTGGCTGCCGCGAAAAAGGCTGATGTTGCCCCAGAAACCGCTGCTGCAGCGCGTAGCGTAATCCAAGGCACCCTTCCACGAGCAGGAGTGCTCAAGAAGCAGGTGGAGGAGGGCACCTTCAAGGCCAAGGGAAGGATACTGCTAAATGACCTGGCTGATGACGCCAAGGCAATGCTGCCGTATGTCGCAGGAGGTGCTGGTGCCGGTCTTGGGCTGTCCGCCACTGGTCTGCTACCCGAGAATGCAAGCACCCTTCAGGTAATGGGTGGTCTGGCTCTACTGGGTGGCGGCCTTAGTGCCATCCCGCAACTTGGCAATCTGAAGATCAAGGGAGGGGCGACCGCCGCCGCTTTGCTTCCGAAGCAGGGTGCCCGTCCTGTCGTTCCTTTCGGACGGGTTCCTCAGATGCGCGAGGTGGTGTCTCCGACAGTACTTTCGTCGGCATCAGCATCTGGCGCACTAACTCCCTCCCTACAGCAGATCCGACATCTCGAAGTGGAACAGCAGGCTCGCCAGTTGAGGGAGTTGTATGAGCGCGAGGAGGAGGAGTAGTAGTAGATGAGGAAGCTTTACGCTGACTTACCCAGG